CTGTTCCTTGGTGAAATCTTGTGGAACATATGCTGCTTTGAGCTGGGGATTTCCTAGATAAGTTTCATGCTGATTCATACTATTCTGGTATTCAAGATGGTTTTGTTGGCCATGTTACGTTAGTTATTTGTCCGTTTTCATCCAACGTAGGATTTGCAGTTGCTGGTAAATCACGCAATGCCTGGCGATAATCTTTTCTGGCCTGCGACATCGTTACATCTTTTCCTGCCCACCAATCTGTTTCTGCTAGTTTTTGGTTGCGCTCGGTCCGCAAAAAACGTATGGGTTCTGCTGCTTGAAGTTCTGCAAGTTTTGCATTGACCTGTTCATTTGTCGGCTTAGTAACCCCCTCCAAAAAACCGATCTCTTCGATGGGTCCATCAGTCAGCCCTCCGGTTATGTTACCACTTCCTACTAGAATCGTCAGTGCATCGTAAAATCTTGGCATCATGTTTTTATCTCCCGAACTACGAGTGTTGCCAAATCAACTAACGAATCGGCAAGTTGGAAAATAGTAACGTCTCCACCCACTGCGGTGATCCGAGGTCTAATTTTCATCGTTGTTGTCGTGGGAAAGTGTAACTGCATCATCAATTAATGAAATAGTGGCCACACCTTGATTTGCCATATCAGCAAAAACACTTGAATTACTCATTTAATTTCTCCTCATTCTGGTTTTGAATTCTACTTTATATTTTATCATAATAATTAAACAATATTAGGAAACATATATCCAGAAATTTTTAAATATGAGTTTCCAGCACTTATTTTTTTGTAAATTGTGCTTGGAGTTGCAAGCACTGGTGAAATAAATGGAACAGCAATTGCACCATTCATAGACCCCCTAACGTGAATTTGACCTAATCCCCCAGAATTTGCAGCAAGATAAAAATAACCAGTACTAGAAGAATGTGTTGCATTGATAACACCAGAAGTTTGAGATGCGGTTGGTGGTATTACAGCTGCTAGCGATAAAGACGCATAAGTAGTATTTGTTATCGTGCCACCGACATCATTTGAGGGAACTGACACCACATTTCCTATTTGGTGAAAATCACGAAAACTAGAGCTGGGATTATAAACTGCACCAACATATTTTTTGTATGTATATCCACTAGGCATTGTTGGAGCTGTTGAACTTGCAGACAATAATGATGCTGTTATAGTTCCATTGTAAATAACCCATATATGATACCATACTGCCGCTTCTGATCCTGTATCTAATCCATTAACACCTGAAGCAGTAATGTTAGCAGTTAAGTTTATTGAACTCAAAACAGTTCCTACATTTGAAGAATCAAATACAGTCAAATAATCTGCGTCAATATCAACTGTCGTAGCGGAAACATACTTGACAACCAACCCCTCATTTCTGGCTAATTTTAATAAAGTCAACCCAGAACCTCCTGTAACACTACTACCTAAAGCCCCAGAAGTCAAATCACCCGCATCAGTAGATCCTGCTGCAGCCCATTGCTTGTCGCCTCTAAGGAATGTAGTTGCGCTTGGTGTCCCTAACGTTGTATCCAACTGGTCGAGCTCAGTCTTTGATACATCTTGACTTGCTAATTCTGCGAATATTTTTGACCTACTCATTTAATTTATCCTCATTCCGGTTTAATTATATTCCGCCCACTGCGTATTTTCTTCATCCCATTCGTATGGTTTGCCATCATCTGGCATTACAGTTGGTGGTTGCCAGTCAAATGACGCATCTAGTGCCCAAGATGGGTGGGGTTGTGGCATGATGAAAACATCATTGACCTTGTCGTATGTGTACCCAGTACCCGGATACTGCTTGCGAAAGTTGCCGTTATATGAACACTGTACCCACAAGAAGCTGTCTCCGACTGCTCCACTGTTAATGAAACCCTGTTCTGCAGCAATGACTCTTTGGACAATGCCGCCTTTTACTTCTGCGAAATTACTCATACCACATACCTAACTATGAAGATTCCATTGCCGCCAGAACCTCCTGATTGTCCGTATTTGCCACCACCACCACCGGAACCAGTATAATTTATCGCAGCCGTACCAGCACCTGTATGTGACCCATTACCACCCCCACCGAGTCCGCCTTCCCCCGGATTAGCACTCCCTGTCGAAAGATAACAACCGCCGCCACCTCCAGCTTGTATGTAAAGGTCTCCTGCACTATAAGGTCCGTAGTCTCCTCCGCTTCCTGTTGCTGTTGCCACATTACTAACATTTGTCCCTGCAAGTGCGGCATAAAGAAAGGCGGTGGTTTCAGCGGGTGAAGAGTTTACGAAATTACTGATTCCGGCTCCGCCATTACCAGCCAAACCAGTTCCCTGTGTCCCCTGTCCTGCAGCAGAACCCCCTCCACCTCCAGATGCACCATGTGGAGACAGAGCGTGTGTCGTTGTACCACCATCATTCCCATACATAGCAGTAGCACCCTGAAGGGTCTGTGTAGTGGAGCCACCAGCCGTCGGCGGTGTGCTATCAGCCCCGCCACCTCCACCACTTCCCCCAGCACTTCCAACACCATCTGTAGACCCCCCTTTGCCACCCAACATTGCAGTAAAACCAAATGCAGTACTGTTTGCTGATCCATTAGTAGCAGAAGCACCACCTGATCCAATTACAACGCCATAAGTAGTTAGAGCAGCTAAAGGGTGCCCTGTTTCCCAAAGCGACCCTCCACTACCTCCTCCGCCTCCACCGCCGGCACCGCCACCGGCTCCCGGCCCGATAAGAAGAAAATCTACGGTAAGAGCATTCTCGGTGACAAAATCGCCAGCAGACCGAAAACGATGCAACCTATACGTTACGCCGCTTTCTGTATATTCCACAGTTCTATCACCTCCGGTTGCAGGATGACTATAAGTCTGCCCAACGAGTGCCCAACTGTCAGTATAAACCTTCAGGGAATCAGCAGTAGAGTCATAGTACAATGCCCCTTCCGTTGGCGAGGAGGGAGCAGAGCCTGGCGTAAGTACAATAGATGGTATTACTACTGGATCAGCAAGCCTAGCATTTGGTAATGTCCCAGTATCTAAATCACCCGCATCAGTAGATCCTGCTGCTGCCCATTGCTTGTCGCCTCTAAGGAATGTAGTTGCGCCTGCAGTTCCAGTCGTTACATCCAGAACATCAAACTCTGCTGCTGTTACTTCTTGACTTGCTAAAGATGAAAAAACACTAGATCTACTCATTTATTTTCCCTCATTCTGGTTTCGTTGGCCATGTTACTGCGTTTACTTTATCCATTGTATCTAGTCCTGATGTGATGTCTCTTAATGCTTGGCGATACGTCTTCCAGGCCGCAGGTAATGTAACATCTTTAAATGCCATCCAATCAGTTTCTGCTAGGAGTTGGTTGCGTTTGGAACGAAATTCAACCATCTTACGATCATAGGTTCCTGCTTCCCAAGCTGCTTCCTCCGCATCCCACTTTGCCTCTTCTTCAGAAGTGAATTGAACACGCTCCCCTCCAATATTGTGAAATCTAGCCATGACTAACTCCGTATAAATTGAAATACCCAGATGTAACTGTTGGTGTGCTTCCTCCGGTAAAAAAAAACTGGATGCCGTCAATCGCTGCCGCACTCTTATATCTACCTCCTGCAAACACAAAACCCCCTGTTGATTGTGCGCTGCGTGTCGTAAAGCAAGTAAAATGCGTATAAGAGTCAGTGCTTGCAGGATCATAAATCGTCAATTCAAAGTTTGAGGTTTCTCCTGCGGCGTTCCCTACATTCTCCCCGATCCATTTAGTAAACTTCGTGTCGTCTGTATCAATTCCGCTATAGGGGCCAGCAGAGTCATCGTCTTGCCCGCCAATCTGGTGATAAGTATACAAGAGTGAGCTCGAAACAGCACCGGCCGTAGAAATGCGAATATCCCCAGTTACACCGTCATTTGAGGAGTGAATATTCGATCCAAATATTTTATAAACACGATATGTTGCTGACAACAAGGAAGAACTCCCGACAAGCACTGTCGCATCACTTGATGCAGTCACCGTCTGTAACCAAATTAATCCCCCACCAGCAGCATCTTCAAAAGCAGGAGCAGTACTAGCACCAGTTGAGGTTAATACTTGTCCATCAGTGCCGCCACCGGCTATTTTAGCAACTGTTATTCCACCATCCAGAGTATCAAACTCTGCTGCTGTCACACCTTGACTTGCTATTTCGGAGAGTGTCTTTGAAAAACTCATTTATTTTTTCCTCATTCAGGTTTCGGGTATTTGTCTTTTACCGGCTGAACTATATTTGTCTTCCACGATGCAACTCCATTATGAAAAATGTGGTCTAACTGATCAGCCAACGGAGGATACTCTTCCGCTCGATTTCTTGCATAGGCTTGTGCATCATATTCTGCTTGTAAACGTAGAGTTTCAGTTTGGACTTTTGCTTCATCTAATGTTACTAAATTATGTTCTCCATCGTATGCTTCATTATCAGCAAAAATATGTGTAACACTAGAATGAGTATTATAAATTGCTTGATGCCTCATTGTGCCACCTCAGCCGTATAAATTGTCGAAAGGTTTGCGGAAGTATTAGACGCTGTACCCCAACTTGCTCCTCTGTTCATATAAATAGTTTGACTGTTATCCAAACAAGCAATATATAACATATATCTATATGTAGTGCCTTTTACAATACTCCCTGTTTTATCCATTACCTGAATAGTTTGAGAATCAGGGGCATAGTTTATATTTCTTCCATGTGGATAAAAGGTTATGTTAGCAGGAGTATTTCCTGCTTGCTCATTTGTACCAACTCCAACATCTACACCATCTTTCATAATTTTGAACGCCGTTCCTGTAGATAAATTAAAACTAATATTAAATTGACATAAAACATATATATGACTATCATTTGCTGCCGCTACATGATCAACATATAAGGGAGTTGTATTGAAGCTTTGGTCTGTACTTTCATAAGACGATACTGTACCAACCTGAGTATAACCTGTTTTTATCACATGCCCAGCAGGAAACACAACCGCACTACCTAAAGTTACAGCAGTTACTGCTCCAAGAGTAGTAATACCACCAGTGAGAACATTCAATTCAGCAGTAGATGCAGTTACACCATCTAATTTATCAAACTCTGCAGCTGTCACTCCTTGATTTGCTAAGGATGCAAAATCTCTTGATATACTCATTTAATTATCCCTCATTCCGGTTTCGTTGGCCATGTGGCTGCGTTGACTTTATCTACGGTATCTAATCCGGTAGTCAAGTCTCTTAATGCTTGGCGATACGTCTTCCATGCAGTTGGTAATGTTACATCTTTA